CGTTATTTTGTCAAATCCTGGTACGATTACAAAATTAAAACTAATATGTCCGAACTAAGTTTGTCTGAATCCGGAAGCCTTGATCAGCTTTACGGTCTGATAGTTCAGAATACCAATGTCTCTATAGCTTTTTCATCTGGTCTAGAGAAAATTGGGCGTGTTGCCAACACATTTTTGGGTTATTTCATTCACCCATTCGTGTTGGATGTCGGAAAACTAACTTTGAAGAGTACTTGTTACACTTTGAAGCACATCCCAGGGGTCGCTTGGCGACACCCAAAGACTGTGATAGTTTTGTCCATCGGTGTTTATACCGTTTCACCTGCCGCACGTAATTTGGTTCGAAAACACCTGTTAGATAGATTTCCCATTTGGCTGTCAAGACTTATGGAAGCATCTTCTAGCAGGGTGTCTGAGGATTATCGCGTTTTGTTTAAAAACTGCGCTGTTGATAAGTCTATTCGTCATTCGAAAAGCAACCACTCACATTTTACCGCTGCCACTTCACGCTGCGCAGCCAATACTATGTGTGATACCTTCACCTACATGTCTGGACGAGAGCCCTTTACCTATCAAATGTCCGCTAGTGAACAAGGTAAGGTGGACGGTTCTAGGTTGTTTTACACTATCAAAGACTTTCAAATGCATCATATGGAGAATCTCCCTACTTCAAAATCTGTCATTCGTATGACTGATGTTGACTACTATGTAGACATGCCGAAGTTCTTGAGAGGCACCCATGATGTTCTTCTTTACACTTTTGTCCCGACATCTGTTGGTGGCAATTGTGATGATGGAGTATTTTCTATCGATGAGAGTAATAATATCACAATGATCGTTCAAGGTGGCGCTGTATACACTCATCCCTTATGGGATTACGATACAGACCACGTCGTTACTGATCATTGGTGGGGCTCAGCTTTTTATCTAGTTGAGTCCAAACAAATTACTCCCGATCGACGCGTTATATATTTCAACCATATGAGGAATATCTACGGACCTTTGGCTTGGTTATTTAGTGGTTTCCGCATCAAGCGAAGACGTTTCAACTATGGAGGAGTCAACCATTTACGCGTTGTTGAAGGCGCTGGTCATGAAACTAAGCTCACACATTCTATATCTAGTGTGGGAGCCCATTTCAGCACCAGTATTGATGATAAGACTTTGCAATTAGCTGTGGCTAAATTCTACAATTCCGCGAATCCGCAAATTTCCGATACCGAACGTATTTTGCGTGCTGACAGTGTACCAAACCCTGGTCATGCAGCCGCCAATTTCTTCCTTCTTTTGAAAGATCCGGTATTTGTGAAAGACGTTTTAAGGTCCACACTCAAAGTTACTACTGCTGCTGTTGACGCTATCAATTACCAAACTCTTAGACCATTGATAACTGAAGACGGCTCAGATGTCACTAGACCGTTATTACCCCCTATGTTAGAGGACTGCTTCGCGCCTAAACGCTCGTATAATAACGACATCGCTTGCACTAAAGGTAGGATTGAAGATGTCAAGAATGATGTTAACACTTATCCTCCTGCTTATTATAATTATTTGCAGGAATTCGTGGAATTCGTCGTTCCTGACTCAATCGCACACACATTAGTGCCTTACGATTTCGCTCAACAATCTGAGAGTTTCTGCCGTCCGAATCAGCGCTCCTTGGTGAAACAAAACGAACAAACTATGTATGATGATGACTCTTGCACAGTTAAAGCTTTCCAGAAGGCGGAATTCTACGGCAAAATTACTGATCCTCGCAATATCAGCACTTTGCCGATGAACCATAACTTTGTATTGGGTCAGTTTTCTCATGCATTCGCTGATCACCTAAAGACAACTCCGTGGTATGCTTTCGGACATCATCCTAAGCAAATATCCCTATTGGTGCAAGACTTGTGTAGTAACGCTGATTTTATTGTCCCCTCCGATTTTTCGAGGATGGATAGTAGCACTGGCTATATTATGCATGTCTTGACACTTAGTTTGATACTGAGAGCTTTTCCCCACGAGCATCATCCGGTAATAATGCGTTTATTGACTAAAGAAGCTTATGCTAAAGGTGTCACTAAATTCGGGCATTTGTATAAAACTTTGTTTAATACTTTATCTGGATCTAGTCAAACATCTTGGCGTAATAGCGTCATTAACGCTTTTTGTGTGTATTTGACCTTTCGCCATGATTACGGCCCTGAGGAATCTTATTCCCGACTCGGGCTGTACGGAGGCGATGACGGACTTACTGCTAACATTGATGGGTCAAAGTTAGAGACTATTGTTGCTAGACTTGGTATGCATCTCAAAGCTGAGTGTTGTCTGCCTGGTGATAGTGTTGGGTTTTTAGGTCGTTTGTACTTGGACCCTTGGGTTACAGTTGAGTCGATTATAGATGTTAAGCGCCAGTTGCGCCATCTACATGCGACTACTGCTCCTAAAATGGTACCTAAAGGTACTGTATTGCGATGGAAAGCTGAAGGATTTAGTATCACTGATGCTTCCACTCCAATACTAGGAGAATGGGCCAGAATGATTTTCAGGCTGTACCCCGAGGAGAATGACAATAGATTCCGCTCTTTTCGCAATAAAGAGATGAACTATTGGGCTAAGTATGACTCCCCTTACCCTATTATCACTAGCGTCGAACTAGCCTATAGCGTTGCTGCCGAGAATCTCGGCGTAGATGCTGCTTACTTGCATGAAATAGACTTGCGATTATCCCAAATACAACATGAGTCCGAATTATTAACGTTGCTTCACACATTCACTCCCGAGAGAAAGGTTGAAATTGCCGCTGCTATACAAGGCGAGATTGTCGAACCTGTTAAACCAAAGGATACTAAATCGGAGATTGAGAAGTTTGCCTCCCGCAGTCTCAAGACACCTAAAGTGAGAAGTAAAACCCCGCATATTAATAAAGTTCCCGCTGAAGATAAAGCAGCCTCCTTCAAGACACCGCCTATCAAATGGTGTAAGAAAGATGGCCGGAAACTCACTAAGAAAGAGTGTGAGTATCCGAAATGCAAGTATCATCACATTCAATAACTTAACCGTGGTCGTCGGGCCTGGCCAGCCCTAAATCTTTAAATATTGAACCCGTTTTTCTTGTATCGCACATGAATAATATCGATTTGTTTATCGAACCATGCCTAAACGTAATCCAAACCGTCGCCGCCGTGGAAATTCCAACGTTGTTGCCTTGGCAAAGAATGACTTCCTCAAGTGCGCTTTCGCACCAGTTGATTTCAACAATGAGAAGCAGTGTCCAATCCCTGATATGTCCGGCGCTCGAGTCGTTGTCAAACGACACAAAGCCTTGTACAACATCCAAACGACACCGGGAGGAGACACTTACCTTGCCATCATGCCAACCCCTGGAACAGCATACCTATCCCTCAACGTCACCTCCGGCACCTTCCCCGGTTCCGGCACCGCGTTTACCCCCATTGAGTACGCCGACTCTGCCGCCCTGTTCCCATCCGGAGCCGCTTCCCTCAACTTTTCCAAGTTCAGACACATTAGCAACTACGTCGAGTTGGTCCCCACGATCAACGCTACTAGCTGGTCTGGCTCGGTCACAGTCTGGAAGGCAGCGGTTGAAATCGGCTCTGAGTATAGCTCAGTCGCTGGAAACGTTGCCACAACACTTGCAGGCTTCCAGTCTGCTGGAACAGTCGGACAGAGCATGTATGTTGCCGGCAATAACCTCGGCGTATACGCCACTGCCGCCCAAGTAGGGCCGTGGACCTACAATGAGATATTTGCCGCTCTACCTTCACTCAACGCCGACGCTGGCACCAATTCTGCGTCTATCAACAATCGCATTATGGGTGTTGGCAACCTCGAGACTATTTTCATACGGTTGACTGGCAATTTCAGTTACACCATGAAAGTCGGCTGTTGCGTCGAGTATGTTGTTAGTACCAACTCAGTCCTTTATGAGTACTCCGCTATTAACAACGTCTACGACCCTGCTGCTCTCATGGCATACAAAATGATTGCATCCGACTTACCTGTAGCAGTCAACTATTTTGAAAATGCGCAATTCTGGGACCGTGTGCTCCAAATCATCCGCACTCTATCCGGCGCTTTGTCCATTCTACCTGGACCAGCCGGTATGGCTGCGCAAGGCGTGAATTTGATTTCCAACGCTATTACTTCTTATGTACAATAATCACTATATATATTTATGTTTAGATAGAAAATCCACCATAAAGGTGGCAGGAGTGAACCTGTAATGGACTTCGGTCAGCCCGTGAGGCAAACTCGTAAAAATGTTTTTACTTTTATATAGGATAATAGTCATGAGACCCCGACGACCCCAACGGTAC